TATAATGTGGCGAAGGAATGGCTGGCAGAAGAAAATTTACCCGTGATTGAAGAGGTATTCAGTTATTTCGAGGGTGGATAGCAATAAAAAAGTTCCGGATTAAACTAATTGCTCCCAGTTGAACTAATCTTGCCTTAGTTTACACTAATTAAATTCAATGGTATGAAACTAAAGCGAATAATGACGTATGAGGAAATGGCCGCACACATGGCTCAACATTCCTTTAAGCACATCAACCGGGTGAACGTCGGGAAGTATGCCCGTATGAAAGGGTTTCAGGTTTACAAATGGATGGTGGACCGGCAACGGCATTTCTGTTATGTGAATCCAAATTTGCAGGAATAAGGGAAGATGATTTCAAAAGGAAAGGAGATGTACGACAAAGCTGCATCTCTTTTTTTGTAACATGCTGGTTGATAGTGTTATATTCCGATTACCTTAATTTCGGCAACTACCATGTATATATTATATATATTATAATATTATCTCTATAAAGGAACTTATAAAATCAATACAACCAAATAGACCACAAGGGATATTTGGTTGTCATTAGGGGTATAAAAGTATAATCTGAACGAAGTGAAGATTATTACTTTTATACCCCTTCCTCTCTTCTCTTTCTTCATAGTTTCCACTTGTGGGAACTATGAAGGGCTCCTTTTGAAGTATTCTTGTTATTACGAGCTTCAAGCCACTTCCAGTATAACACTTCAAGCAGAGGACTGTTAAGGTTACTGCTCGAATCAGCTATTTCCCAGCTTCTAAAAAAAGTCTTGTTCTTATTCTTTTCCGTTCCTGACGTGCCCGCGTCCACGTACCCACGCTCCTCAGCCTTCCAAAAAAACTTTTTTGTTTTGAAATGCCTATTCTGCCGCAAAGTAAATTTATGGATACGGAAAAATTTAAAAACGTAGTCGGTGAAGCTAAAAACGGGGGAATCGCGACGATCCGCTTTTTTGGCAAAGTAACAGAAGACTCTACCACTCAGTTTAATTATGAATTTGATTATCTGGAGAATGTAGTCCGCCCTTCCCTAATCCGGGTACTTATCAATTCCGAGGGCGGTTCCGTGCTGTACGGCATGGGCACATACTCTACCATTCAGAACTCGACGGTTCCCACGGAGTGTATCATCGAGGGCATGGCCGCCTCTATGGGTTCGATTATCTGGGCAGCCGGAAATAAGTCTTTGATGCGAGATTATTCCATTTTAATGATTCACAACCCTTTCCAGCCCGATGGCGAAGAAGAAAAAGAGCCTTCGGAACTGGTGAAGGCTTTTACCAAGCAAATCGAAACCATTTATCGCAAGCGCTTCGGTTTGAAGGCCGAGCTTGTCAGGGCAATCATGGACGGGGCGGCAGAGAAAGACGGAACTTTTTTCGATGCAGCCGGAGCTGTCCGGGCGGGAATCATCCCGGCGGAGAGTGTGTTGCACACCTCCAAGCAGATTTGCGAACGGGTGAAAAACGAGTTATCGGGGGTTGAAGATGTTACCCGTATTCAAACTTTGATGACGGCAATCAGTGCTTCACTTCCGGCGGAAGAGGGCAATAAACTTTTTGATGAAGAAACCACTAATCTACACGAAATTAATAAGAACATGAGTACAGAAAAGACAAATTCACCGGAATACGCTGCCGTCGCAGCTACGCTTGGGTTAAAAGACAATTATGAAGTGAAGGATGTAATGGCCCGTCTGAATACTCTGGTATCGGTTGAAGCGAAGTTGAAAGAGACGGAAAAGTCCCTCACGGATGCCCAGACCGTGATAGCCGGAAAAGATGCCACTATCACCAATTTACAGAAAGACCTCACCACCGCCACGGCATCGCTTTCGGCTTACCAGCAAAAAGAGGCTGCCGAAAAGAAAGCGAAAAATGAGTCTGTTATCGAGTCTGCTATCGAAGCCGGTAAGATTACCCTTGAATCGAAAGAGGGTTGGCTGGCTATGGCCGAGAGCAATCCGGAACTGGTGGAAAGGACACTGGCTTCCATTCCGAACCGGGAACAGATTTCGAAAGAGATTGCCAGTGATCCGGCGAATATCCAGGCAGCGGCAGGCGCATTGAAAACCGCCGAGGACAAGATAGCTGAAAAGGTGACGCAGGTCGTGGGTGAAAACTTCGAGTTCAAGAAGATACAGTAACTTCTACCTTTATTATATGACGTGTTGCCCGATGGCAGACACAACACACGTATTGGCGCATACGGTAGTGCAGATTAAGCTGAAGATCAACGAATAATCAAAAAACTACCATAACAATGGCTGATACAACAACTTTTTTGCAAAACGGGTATAATGGCGAAGTCTTAGAAGATTTAATCTCCTATACCGCGCAGGGTAACGACACTTTCAGAGAAGGTCTTATCCATATCAAATCGGGCATTCAGCACAAATACACGCTGCCTGCCATCAAGTTAGGCGACATTATCCAGGATAATGTTCCGACCCCTACCAGTAACCACGGGAAGAAAGGTGAAAACGGAGAGAACGAATACACCTTTACAGAGCGTTATCTGGTGCCCTCTGATTTTATGATTTATCTCGAATTTAATCCCAGAGACTACGAAAAATACTGGAAGTTCGCCCAGCCCGACGGAAATCTGGTTTTTAGGGAATTAGACCCCAAGATTCAGGCTACGATGCTCCGCTTGCTGATGGATAAGAAGAACGAGTACATCGGAAATGCTATCTGGACGGCGGCTAAAGGTGGTGCGGCAAATGCCGGTATCACTGCTCCGGCAGATTCTATTCAAATCGGCAGAAATAAGGAAAAATATTTCGACGGCATCATTAAACGAATCATTGATAATGTCAATGCCACAGATGCTGCAACTATCGCGGGGGGACAGTGTATCGTGTCCGGCAATACGGAACTGACCGACGGTGCGGCTGTTGAGAAGGCCCTTTACGCCATGTGGAAAAAGTGTCCTAAACAGATCCGCAAAAAGACAAGCCTTGCATTTGTAATTGGCTGGGACGCTTGGGATGCCTACGACCAGTACATTTCCGACAAGCAGGTGAAATATTCTGAAAATACCGAAGTGAACCGTTACCGCTTCAAAGGCAAGAGAATCATACCGATTGTAGGTATCCCCGAACATACGATTACGCTGGGAGAGTTCAACACCGGCATGGAGTCGAATCTCTGGATGGGTGTAGATTTTGCCAACGACACTGAAGTCTTGAAAGTAGACCGCCTGCAATCCAATTCCGAATTATTCTTTTTCCAGCTCAGGATGAAAATGGACGTAAATATCGTGCGTCCGGGAGAGATTGTCATTCATACGGCTTACAAGAAAACAGTCTAAAACCATTTTATCAAATTTTTTAATCACAGGGAGGTGGAGCAATCTCCATCTCTCTTTTTTAATTCATCATTTATCATGGCTAAACAAAAAAATCCCATAGAAACACAGTTCCCGGAGGGGGCTGAATCCTTTCAACCAACCGATACCGATACGTCAATTCAGCCATCCGAACCGCAACCGCAAATTGTTCCACCCGCTGAAAAAGGGAAAGAGAAACCAGGTGAGCCGCAGCCGGATAGCTTCGTTCTTGGCGTACTTCAATCATTCCCGGCTCACGAGGCATTGTACGTGGACCGTCACGGAGGAGCCTATACTCCCGACACTCCCGCCGCTATCCGAGGGGATGCCGTACTGTACAAAAACCCATTCTTCAAATCTAAAAATCAGTAATTTATGGCAATAGGAAACGTAATTATAAAAGACACCGACGGGAATATCCCTTACAACGGTGCATCCGGTCAGGAAAAAGTGACCGGGTTGCTCTTCGACGTGTCTATGCAACCCGACCTTTTCAGGGAGGGGTACGGCAAGAATAACGAAGGGAAGTTGAAGCTCAATGATGTACTTTACATCACGAACTTCAAATCGGCCATTCAGGATTTCGGTATTATCGAACGTGTTGAAACAACGGAAGAAGACGAGAATAATGTCAATTTCATGCACGGTATTCCCGCTTATCACATTCGTGAATTTTTTAGAATGTCGGGTAACGTGGACGGCAATGGTAAACTCTATGTCATGTTCGCCGATTGTTCCGCTTCATGGGATGCTATTGATGTCATGCAGCGTGTCGCCGGTGGGCTGATTAACCAGTTGGGTGTATGGACGGAGCAACCGCTCTGGAAATTGAACGGTGCGGAAGAGAAATACAATCTGAATATTGTCAAGACACTAAACGACAAGGCTGTGGCAATGGCCGACCTGCACCAGCCCCTCTCGATTGTGTTGTGTGCCAATCCGTCTAATACCGGCAGTGACACCAGCGACGGAAAGCAAATCGACCTGAACAAAATACCGACCGCAATCTGTGAAGCGAGCCGCACCAGTGTTATATTCGGTCAGGCCCGTTGCGCTCGGGTTTCCATGATGCAAAAGCGAAACGTGAATAATACTCCAGTAGGGTTCCTTGGGGCTATGATGGGAGCAATCGCCCGTGCCAATGTTCACGAATCGGTAGCCTGGGTACGCACGTTCAATCTGTTCGACGATAATTTCCAGAATATCGAGCTCGGTTTCGGAGATATTAACCTGACTGCCGATGAAGAGTTCACGAGCCTGAATATGTACGAATCGCTTTCGCCCGTGTTGCTGGATGACCTGGACGAAAAGGGGTATATTTTCCCGATAAAATATTCAGGGAGAGAAAACGGTATTTATATCAGTAAAGACCAGACCTGTTCCGTGGGGGATTATCGTACAATTGCCCGTAACCGTACTATCAACAAAAGCCGCCGGGCTGTTCGTGCCGCATTGTTGCCTTACGTCAATTCTCCTTTGATGGTGAATCCGGCCACCGGATTTCTGGCTCCTTCTAAAATTTCAGCTTTCAAGACTTTAATCGGTGACATACTGGCAAAGATGCAAGCGGCACAAGAAATTTCGGGTTATGCCGTGAATATAGACGCGAACCAAAATGTGTTGGTGGATGATACGCTCCGTATCAGCTATGTAATTGTACCGGTGGGTGTTGCCGTTAAAATTTATGTCGAAGAAGGACTTTCATTAACCGCTAAATAATCGCAGAATATGGCTATAATTAATAACGTTGCGTATAGCTGGTCGATGATTACCCTTGCATCGACAGCCCTCGGTATCGAGGAAGGAAGTAGTACGCTTGAAGGGGTTTCCGGTATCAAGTGGAATAAAAAGAGAAAAATCGAATCGAATTATGGCATGGGCGGAAAGCCGGTGAGCAGAGGTTTCGGAAATATAACTTACACTGCGTCAATCACTATGGACTACGCTACGCAGCAAATGCTACGCAGCACTTACGGCAGTCTGATGGATATAGGCGAGTTCGATTTGATAGTCAGTTTTGCCAATCCGATGGCGAGTGACGATTGGACGACAACGACGGTCACGTTGAAAGGTTGTATTTTCTCGGAAGACGGTTTAGAGTCGCAGCAGGACGATACGAATATCACTAAGGAGTTCGATTTGAACCCGTTTGACATCGTAATCGGTGACGGGGATACGATTTAAAAAGAATTATTATTGGGACTGGCAAAAAATGATTTTATTTTAACTATAATGGCTATAGTAAAAATATGTTTTCTGATTCTTTGTCAGTCCCTTCTTTTTTACTTATTTCTTTCTAATGTAAACCCAACAGGAAAATGGTCTGAATTTATCATATTATATATATCAATATTCGGTGGTAATTGGAATAAATCAGGTATTGGATGTGCTGATTTTGTTTTGAAAAAAGCATAGTCTAAAACATTTCCTGAGGTTTGAGTGGCACTGTGAGGAGCATATATAGTATAATTATCCACAACAGGATCTGTCCAATATGTTTTAACACTATCAGGC